CAGAGCCGAATCCGCCGATAAAATCAATGTGGCAATCGGTGAGGAGATGGGCGAAAAAGCCCTTCCGTCTTTGCTGAAGATGACGGAGGTAATGGGTATTATTCCGAAGATGGGACTTGAAAAATCCATTGAAGCCGTAGGTTCTGCTATGTTCAAGTTGTCTTCTACATCTACAGCCACAAGCAGTGACATTACTGAGTTTGCAAAACGATGTACGGGTGTGGCACGAACAGCTGGTATTACAACCGACCAATTGCTTGCTCTTGGTAGTGCGTTCAGTGCACAGATGGCTTCGCCCGAAGTTGCAGCCACCGCCATGTCTAAGTTTATCGTGGCATTGCAAAAGAACCATAACTTGATAGAAAAAGACCTTGCCATACCTGCCGGAACCATTAACAGCATGTATCAGGCAGGTAACGCAATGGATGCCATTGTTCT